TGGAGAATGTGATTTTATACTTTTCGCAATTACCTTACATGATTTATATAACTCAAAAAATAAATTATTGCCTAACTGTAAAGAAAAATTACAAAAATTACTCGAAGATAAAATTGGAAAAAAATTATAAAATAAAAACTAAAAAATTATGGAACAAGGTTTAATATTAGAAGAAGCTATTTTTAAATTTTCACAAGATGCAAATTGTTTAGATAACCAAAATGAATTTGAATTTTTAGAAATTACAGCACAAAGTAGTTTAGGAATTGATAGAGATAATGAATGTTTTTTTACTTTAACTACTGAAAAATGGAGTGTAGACAATGCAGAAGATTTTAAAAAAATATTTGACAGAATTGAAAAAATAATATTAAAAAAATAAAAATATAAAAACTAAAATTATGAATTTAAAAGAATTATCAGAAAAAGTATTTCCCGATACTGAAGTAGAAATAAGAGGTAAAATTTATCCTTATACACAAGAATTACAAAGATATGGATTTATTAAAGGCTATGAAGAAGCATTAAAAAATCTTTATAATATAGCACAATTAAAAGAATGTTATCAAGATGCTCAGGAAGAAATGCGAAAATGTTTTAGCAGCAGCTATGCAGGTAAAACATTTGAACAATGGTTAGAAGAAAAATTTAAAATAAAAATCTAAAAAAATTAAAACTAAAAAATTATGAAAACATTATTAGAAAAAATGAAAACAGAAAATTTGCAAAAATTAGAAAGCTATAAAGATAAATTTCCAACTTCTGTAAAAAGTTGTTTAAAATCTTTAACTACAAAAAATTACTGGATTGAATTAAGTATTTCAGAAGCAATGCTAATTTTATCCTTTACTTCAAATAAAATTTTAGATGTAGAAAATATAACCGAATTATTTATTTTAGACTAAAGTTTTTAATAAAATTGCTATAATTAATAATAATTAACTATATTTGTAAAAACAAATTAAACTATGAAAAAACCATTTAACATTAATAAAAAAAATCAGGCAATTATAGATTTTATATGTAATAGAGATTTTAGCGGACACTTTACAATTTTATCATTTACTACACATTATAAATTTTCTTTTGGTACAGTAACTGAAAGGGAAGATATAGAAATTTTAATTCCTTATGATAATATTAACGATGCAATAGAAAACGCAATACAAGAATATTTAACAACTACTTAAACTATGAAAAGACAAACAGCAGTAGAATGGTTAGCAGAACAATTGCCAATTTATGGATATAATGTTGTTACAGTGTTCCCAGAGTTGATTGAACAAGCCAAAGAAATGGAAAAGCAACAGATAGTTGAGGCTCATGGGAACAAAGAAAAAAAATCAGGCGGAGTTTCAAATGCAACTTATATTTTAACTGGTGAAGAATATTACAACGAACAATTTAAAAAATAAAACTATGAAAAAAGAAACAAACGAAAACCAGGAAAAGAATAAAGGCGGTCGCCCAAAAGTTTTTTTAGAAGATGTATCGGTAACTTTACCAATGTCAGTTCCAAAAAAGCAAAAGGAATTTTTACAAAAAAAATGGAATTTAGATTTAGAAATATTTAGAATACAAAAATAACTTAAACAAACTATTATGAAAAACATTGCAAAAGCTATTATACAAGTAATGGCAGAAGTTAAGGGAATGGAAAAAAATTCCAAAGTTGGTACAGGTCAAGGCTCTTATGATGGTACAAAGGATCAAGATGTAAAAGAAGTTTTTAATAATGCTTTACAAAAAAATGGTTTATGTATTTTGCCTATTGATATTCAAGAAACTACTCAAATTGATAGATGGGAAGAAAGTAGTAATTATGGGGTAAAACAAAAGCAATCTGTATTTACAAAAGTTAATGTAAAATATATGCTTTTACACGAAAGCGGAGAAAGTATTGAATTGGCAGGTTATGGTCATGGTATTGATGCACAAGACAAAGGAGCTGGAAAAGCTACTACTTATGCTTTAAAAAATTGTTTATTGTATAGTTTCTTAACTCCAGTAGGCAAAATTGATGATACTGATTTAAAACACTCAAACGATATTGAAGTTCCGCAAAAATCAGCACCAAAAGTAATTGAAGTAACAGAACTTGATTGGATTAATTTAGAAGCAATTTTTGAAAGTAAAAAAGAAAAAATTGATGCAGAAAAATTTGATAGTGTTAAAAAAACAGTATTTGGTAGAAATCCAAAATTTTATGAATATACTTTAGCAACTTTAAACAAACTATAACTAACTAAACTATTATGGAAAAAATATTATTTAGGGCATCGGGTTTAGGAGCTTTGATGACTGAGGGGAGAGGCTTAGTACTTACCGATAATCAAAAACAAACTTTAGCAGATTATAAACTTCGTGATGCTGGAGAAGGAAAACCTTTAACAGATAAGCAAAAAATCGATTTTGAGCTACTTTTAAGCAAAGAAAATGCAAAACCAATGCTAAGTGATACTGCAAAAAGTTTTATTCAAAGGACTTGGTTAATGCAAGAAAAAGGATTTTACGAAGAATTAACAAGTAAGTATGTAGAAAAAGGAAATTTTAATGAAGAAGAAAGTATTTTATTAGTTTCAGAAGTTGAAAGTAATTTTTACGAAAAAAATACTGAACGTAAAACTATTAATCATATAACCGGTGAAGCTGACATTATATGTTATATCGATGGAAAAAAAATAATAAAAGATGTAAAAAGTTCTTGGTCGCCAATGACTTTTATGAATGGTGATTTAAATACTATTTATGAATGGCAGCTTCGTACTTATTTGTATTTATATAATGCAGACGAAGCGCACTTACATTATGTATTAACTGACTGTCCTGCACATATTTTAGAGAATGAAAAATGGAAATTGCGTAATAAGTATGGAATTTTAGATGATGAAAATCCAATTATGCAAAGATTATTTAAACAATTAGAACAAAATTTAGTATTTAGTAACGGAAACTATACCAAACACGAAAGAGTAAAAACTTTTAAAATTACACGTGATAAAGAAAAAGAAGAATTACTTTTGAGCAAAATCCCTATGGCAGTTGAATACTATAATAGTATTACTTTAAATCAAATATGATTAAACAAAAATCTTGTAAAGGTCAAGGAAAAGCATTTGGTTATGGGTGCGGTAAATTAACTAACGTTGAAAACCGCATTTATGGTCTTGGTAAAATGTGCGGTTGTTATTCTGATTGGCTTTTAAATTCAGATATTGGTAAAAGTATATTACAAAAATCAATTAGTAATGTACAAAAACCACGAATTGAATTAGAGAAAGCATATAAAGATAATAAAGAAAAAAAAGGCATTAGCGGTGCTTTGTTAGTTACTAAAACTTTAGTTCATGCATACGTGAGAAAAAGAGATAAAGATAAAAATTGTATTAGTTGTGGTTGCCAATGGAATGATAAATTTCAAGCTGGGCATTATTATCCTGGTGGTAGTTTTGAAACTTTAAAATTTCACTTAGATAATATTAACGGACAATGTGAGCAATGCAATCTATTTAAAGAAGGTAACTTTGAAAACTACACATTAAATTTACCAAAAAGAATTGGCAAAGTAAAATTTGATAATCTTGTAAAACTTGCAGAAATTGACAAACAATTTAGCAAAGTATGGAATTTAGAAAACTTAAAAGAAATTAGAGAAAACATTAAAAAATTAAATAAATGAAAGATCAAGAACCTGAACAAATTGACGTTATAGAATATTTAATATTTGAAACAATAAATGAAGAATTTAATAAACGATGTTGAAGTCGATGTAGTAGCTTTTCATAATAAAGGTTTAACTAATCCAAAAAAAATGAGAATGTCTTATAAAGATTTTTTAAAACTTAAACACGAAAAGTATCATTACAGGGCATATCAAGTTGGATTTAATACAACAATATTTTTTTAATTAACAATATTTTACTATATTTGTATTAGTAGAGTGGTCGCTACAATAAAAAATATTAAAGAATCCAACGTAGATAAAGACGACCACCTTTTGAAACGTTGGTTTTTAATTATATGGAAAATCAAAAAGAAATTTGGAAAATTGTTGAAGCTTATTTCGATTATGAAGTTAGTAATTTTGGAAATGTTAAAAGTTTACAAAGAGAAACTTATAGTAATGGTAAATTCCGATATACTCAAAAACAAAAGATTTTAAAACCATGCATTAATACTGGCGGTTATTATATTGTTAATTTATTTAAAAATTCTAAGAGTAAAACTTTTCAAGTTCATCAATTAGTTGCAATGGCTTTTTTAAATCATAAACTTTGTGGTCATAAATTAGTAGTAAACCATATTAATTTTAATAAACTTGATAACAGACTTACAAATCTTGAAATTATATCTCAAAGAGAAAATTGTAATAAAAAACATATTAAATCTTCTTCAAAACATACTGGTGTAACATGGAATAAAAACGCAAAAAAATGGAAGTCTCATATTGTAATTAACGGAAAACAAAAATATTTAGGTTATTTTATAAACGAAATTGATGCATATAACGCATATCAAAATGAATTATTAACAATTAAATAAATAAAAAATGGTATTTACCAAACAAGACAAAGAAGATTACATTAGTTATTTGCGTGATGAAATCGCAAAAACAAAAGAATTAAAAGAAACTATTTTTACTAATCATTATTTACACAATTTACAAAACGAATTAACAAACTTAAAAATTAAATAATTATGGAAATCAAAGGAAAGATTACAAAGATTTTAGAAGCTCAGACTGGAGAAAAAAAAGATGGCTCAGGAAGTTGGATAAAACAAAACTTTTTAGTTGAAACTGACGAAAAGTATAATAACTTATATTGCTTTGAAGTTTTTGGCGATGAGAAGGTACAAAACTTTCAAAAGTATAACAAAGTAGGGCAAGAAGTAAATGTTGAATTTAACGTATCTACAAATGAATATAAAGGCAACTACTACACTTCTTTATCAGCTTGGAAAATAAGTTCAGAGAAAAAAGAAGAAGCTCCTAAAGAGGAAAAGTATAAAGGTAAAAAAGAATATACTGAACCTTTAGGGCAACAATATGAGGATGAAATTTTGCCGTTCTAAAATAATTTAATATATTTGCATTAGTAATGTTCTGGTGGGTTCATTACATTAAAGAATTATTTATTTATCCTTTAGGGAGTAAGTGCCACCACACCGAAACCTAAAGGATTTTTTAATTTAAAAATTATGAGTGGATATATTTCATTACATCGAAAACTTTTAGATTGGGAATGGTATAATGATAATAACACTAAAATATTATTTATACATTGTCTTTTAAAAGCAAATTGGGAAGATAAAAATTGGCAAGGATCTTTAATAAAAAGAGGAAGTTTTATAACAAGTATTGAAACTTTATCTAATGAATTAAATTTGACTTTTCAGAATATAAGAACATCATTAAGCAAGTTAGAAAAAACTAATGAAATTGTAAAAAATTCAACAAACAAAAATACTTTGCTAACTATTGTAAAATATGATGATTACCAAAATTTAGAAAATAAAGTAACAAACGAACAACAAACAACTAACAAACAACTAACAACTACTAATAATATAATAATTAAAAAAGAAAATATAGAGCCAATAAATTGGTCTGTCCTTTTAGAATTTTTTAATGAAGTAACAGGGAAGAAATGTAAAGTAGTTTCTGATAAAGCTAAAACTCAATTTAAAGCAAGGTTAAAAGAAAACTTTACAAAAGATGATATTGCAAATGCAATTCAAAATGCTTTTAACGATAACTATCACAAAGAAAATAATCACAAATATTTAACTTTAGAATTTATTAGTAGAGCTGATAAGTTAGAAAGATTTTCAACACAAAAATAATTATGAAACCAAAAGAAAAAGCAGAACATTTGTATTTTAAATATCATAATCTTTGGATAAATGGTAATTCTATAATGGCTAAACAATGTGCATTAATAGCAGTTGATGAGATATTAGAAGAATTAAAAGAAGTTGGTAAAAGATTTCCTATTACATTATCTCCTTTTAATTATTACGAACAAGTAAAAATCGAAATAGAAAACTATGAGAAAGATAAATAATATAGAACAAGCATTTGCTCAAATGAGTTATAGACTTGAAAATGGCAAATATGAGCCAAAACAGATTGATTTAGACGCTTATTCGTTTTTAGCTAATTGGGTTATGGAAAATAAAAAACAAGCTCTTAAAAACGATATTTTGTTTGCTAAGTTATTTTGTAGAGTATTTGCTCAGGAAGTACATTTTTACAAAGGCGATTTTAAATTGGCTCAAAAGACAATGCACCATTACTTAAAACATCCCATTGAATTTTACTATGAAAAGTTTACGCAAGAAGTAAACGATGTATTAATGAATAAATATATTAATGAATTAGGTATTAATGATAAGCATCCAGCATTATTAACTGACAAAGAACGTAATTTAGAAAACGAACTTTTAAAAGATAAAATGATAATGGATTACTTTGAAGGAATATTAAAAGAAGATAAAGTATTTATTTCATTAAATAATACTTTAACTGAGTTCATTAACAAATATAAAAACTTACCATAATGGAAATTAATAAAATATATGCAGAGCCTTGTTTAGATACCCTTAGAAAAATGCCAAATGATTTTTTGGATTGCGTTATTACTTCTCCACCTTATTGGCAATTACGTGATTATGGTTATGATGGACAATGGGGATTAGAGCCTACATTTCATTTATATTTAGAACATCTTTGGGAAATGATGGATGAAGTAAAAAGAGTTTTAAAACCTTCTGGTACTGCTTGGATTAATTTAGGAGATACTTATTCAGCAGGTGGGCGTGGACAATCTACTGATTTATCTGATAAGCAAAAATCTAATACTGGAACTATTGCAATCGCTAAATTAGGTGCAAGAAAAGCACCTGATGGATTTACAAACAAATGTCTTTTGCTTTTACCGCATCGTTTTGCAATAGGTTGTATTGATAGAGGTTGGATAGTTAGAAATGATATTATTTGGGCAAAAAGAAATGGTATGCCTGAAAGTGTTACTGATAGATTTAGTAAAAAGCATGAATATTTTTTTTTAATGTCTAAAAGTGAAAAGTACTTTTTTGATTTAGATGCTATTAGAGATAAACATAAATGCGAAAATGATAAAAGAAATGATGGAAATAGACACGAATATAAAGAAGGTGTTAAAAGTCAAAATAATGATATGTTAGCAACTAATGCTGTTTCATTTAATCCCTTAGGTAAAAATCCAGGCTCAGTTTCAGACTTTTGGGATATTCCAACAAAAGGTAGTACAAGTGAGCATTATGCAAGTTATAATGATAATCTACTTAAAAAACCTATGTTAGCTGGTTGTCCTGAAGATGGATTAGTATATGATCCATTTATGGGAACAGGAAGCACAGCAGAAGTTGCATTAAGAACTAATAGAAATTTTATAGGAAGCGAAATGAGTTTAGATTACATTAAAATTGCTGAAAAAAGATTATATCCATTTTTATCACAAACTAAATTATTTTAATATGGAATTTAAAATAGAAATACCAACGGTACAACTTAAACAGGCATTAGATAGTTTAGATGTAGATTTTAAAGATATACATTTAAATTCAACAGTTAATTTAAAAGCACAACCCAAAAGACAACCTTTAGCTATTTCTATTGGTTATGATGATATTCCATATAACGGAGAGTATTATCCATTAAGATTTGGAACTTTTGGCAATATATCTATGATAAAAGGTGAAGAAAAAAGTAGAAAAACTTGGTTAAAATCATTAATTATTGCATGTCTTTTTCAAGGTAATTCAAATCTTTATTCTACTGACATAAAAGGTCATAATTTAAAAGATAAATATATCATTGATATTGATTGTGAGCAAAATTATTTTGATAATTGGTTAGTTTCAAATCGTATTCCAAAAATGTACGGAACACCACAAAGTCCTGTTATACCTGATAACTATATTGCAATAAACTTACGTGAACATAATGCCAAAATTAGACGTGATTATCTTAAATGGCTGTTTATGGAAAGTGAATATAGAAATAAATTAGGAGTAGTTTCTATTGATGGTTATGTTGATATGCTTGATAATTTTAACGACTTAGTTGAATCAACTGAATTTACTCAGTCATTAATGAAATATTCAACATTAAGTAAAGCTCATATAACAGGAGTATTACACCTTAATCCTGGACAAGACAAAGCTAGAGGTCATTTAGGAACTATTCTGCAACAAAAATGCGAAACGGTTGTTATCATTAAAGATGAAGGAGATTTCTCAAGTGTAACTTGTCAAAGAGGTAGGGGTAAAAAATGGGATGCGTTTGGCATATCAGTTAATAAAGATTGGCTTCCTTATACTTTATGTTTAGACAATAAAATTGTAGAAGCACCAAAAAATAAACCAACATTTTAAATTTATATTATGGAATTAAAAAGAATTTTAAAAGCAGTAAATGAAGTTACTCTTATATCTGAAGAAGATATTTTAAGTAAAAGTAGATTAAAAGAAACGGTATTAGCAAGGCATTTGTATTGCTATTTTGCTTGTGAAAAAACAAGGTATAGTTTAAAAAAAATAGGAACTTTAATTAATAGAGATCACGCATCAGTAATTCATGGCAATAAAAGAATTTTATATGAATTAGAATATTATCCCGAAGTTAAATATATTATTAAACGTATTGATTTTAAACTAAAAGATATTGACGATAAGTGGTTAAACTATCACATAATTAATAATAACATTAACATATCTCACACATTATGAAAGACAAATTTTTATCAACAGAACATTACATTGCTTACAACCAATTAGAAAGCGATTACAAGAATTTTATAGTTCATTATGATGATTATCTTAATTCTGAAGAAGGAAGCGAAAACTTTGAAAAGCAAAAATTAATCTGCATAAAGTATCTTGAAAGCGCAATAGAGCAAAAAATAATATTGCTTATACATACAAAAAGTGATTATGATAAACTATTTAACCTTAAATTTAATTAATTATGAGTACAACATTTGGAGTTTTGAAAGAATACATTGACCATGATAAATTAGTAGATGAAGAT